AAAGATTTAACAGGTCAAATCTTAAATAACTCAATGAAACGAGATGGTGATGAATGGGAAGTCATAGAATTTCCTGCCCTTTTACCTTCTGGAAATCCGTTATGGGAAGAGTTCTGGTCTAAGAAAGAATTAGAAGCCATTAAGGCTGAAATCCCCGTTAGTAAATGGGAAGCACAGTACCAACAGAATCCCACCTCTGAAGAAGGCGCAATCATTAAAAGAGAGATGTGGAAGATTTGGGAAGATGAAGACCCTCCCACTTGTGACTACATTATTCAATCGTGGGATACCGCCTTTGAAAAAAACACACGCGCAGATTACTCAGCTTGTACCACTTGGGGCGTGTTCTACAAGGTCAATGTTGAAGGAAGAGAAGTCGCTAATATTATTCTTTTAGATGCGTTTAAAGACCGTATGGAGTTTCCAGAGCTTAAACAAAAGGCTAAGGAAATGTATATGGAATGGGAACCGGATAGCTTAATTATTGAAAAGAAAGCCGCTGGTGCGCCGTTAATTTATGAGCTGCGACAGCTAGGTATTCCTTTACAAGAATATACACCCAGCAAAGGGTCTGATAAGATAGCCCGTGTAAACGCTATCTCAGATATGTTTGCGTCTGGTTTTGTGTGGTGTCCTGCAACAAGATGGGCAGAAGAAGTAATGGAAGACTGTGCAGCATTTCCTAACGGCGAACATGATGACATTGTGGACTCAACGTCACAAGCATTACTTAGATTTCGTAAAGGCGGCTTTGTTAGATTAACAAATGACGCAGACGATGAACCTGTGATTAAACGCAGAACAGCATATTATTGAGAGGCTCTATGGCTATCGAAAAATCCTTGTACGAAGCTCCCGTTGGTTTGGAAACATTAATGGAAGAGCCTGCAATTGAGATTGAAATTGAAGACCCCGAGTCAGTCACAATTAATATGGGCGGTCTGGAAATTGAGCTAATCCCAGAAGATGATGATTTTTCTAAAAATCTAGCAGAAGATTTAAACGAATCTGAACTAGCTATATTAGCTGGTGATTTAATTTCTGATTTTGAAGATGACATCGCCTCAAGAAAAGATTGGATTCAAACCTATGTAGATGGGTTAGAACTTCTTGGACTAAAGATTGAAGAACGTTCTGAGCCGTGGGAAGGTGCTTGTGGAATCTATCATCCACTCATGGCAGAAGCTTTAGTTAAGTTTCAAGCAGAAACAGTGATGTCTTTGTTTCCTGCTGCCGGTCCTGTTAAAACTAAGATTATTGGCAAAGAAACGCAGGAAAAGAAAGAAGCCGCACTGCGTGTTCAAGAGGACATGAACTATCAATTAACAGAGCAGATGCCAGAGTACCGTCCTGAGACAGAACGTTTGATTTGGGGTTTAGGGCTTTCTGGAAACGCCTTTAGAAAGGTCTATGAAGACCCTAGTTTAAACAGGCAGGTAGCTCTGTTTGTACCCGCAGAAGATGTAGTTGTGCCTTACGGAGCCACTGACTTAGCCTCAGCCGAACGTGTAACCCATGTTATGCGTAAAAATGAAAATGAACTCCGAAAACTGCAAGTGTCTGGTTTTTATCTAGACATTGATTTAGGCGATCCTGAGAATACTTTAGATGAAGTTGAAAAGAAGATTGCTGAAAAATTAGGCTTTAGAGCTACAACAGACAATCGCTATAAGCTTTTGGAAATGCATGTTGATTTAGATTTACCCGGCTTTGAACATGAAGAAGACGGCGAACAAACTGGCATAGCTTTGCCTTATGTCGTAACAATTGAAAAAGGTACAAGTAAAGTTTTATCCATTCGCCGCAATTGGAAACCAGAAGATAAAAACTTTATTAAACGTCAGCACTTTGTACATTACGGCTATATACCGGGTTTTGGTTTTTATTGTTTTGGGCTTATTCATCTTATTGGTGCTTTTGCCAAGTCCGGCACTTCTATTATTCGTCAGCTTGTTGATGCTGGTACTTTGTCTAATCTTCCCGGCGGTTTTAAAACAAGAGGATTAAGAATTAAAGGGGATGACACCCCAATTGCTCCGGGTGAATTTAGAGACGTAGATGTTGCTTCAGGCACGATGAAAGATAACATTATGCCTCTGCCATACAAAGAACCAAGCCAAGTGTTAATGGCACTTCTTGGTCAGATTGTAGAAGACGGACGTCGCTTTGCTAACACCGCTGACCTTCAAACATCAGACATGTCAAGCCAAGCTCCCGTAGGAACGACTTTGGCAATTCTTGAACGCACCCTAAAAGTGATGAGTGCAGTCCAAGCTAGGATTCATTTCTCTTTAAAACAAGAGTTAAAGCTTCTTAAAAACATTATTGCTGAAAACGCACCTAGTGATTATGACTACGAACCTGAAGAAGGTAGTCGTAAAGCTAAGAAATCTGATTATAAAAATATTGATGTTATTCCAGTCTCCGATCCAAATGCATCAACAATGGCTCAGAAGATTGTGCAATATCAAGCCGTTTTACAACTAGCGCAAACAAGCCCGCAGTTCTACAACATGCCATTATTGCATCGTCAAATGCTTGAAGTCTTAGGTATTAAAGAAGCGCATAAACTTGTGCCTATGTCTGATGATCAAAAACCTCAAGACCCCGTAACAGAGAATCAAAGCATATTAATGGGCAAGCCCGTTAAAGCTTTTGCTTATCAAAATCATGAAGCGCATATTATTGTTCATACCACTTCCATGCAAGACCCAAAAGTTGTTCAAGTCTTAGGGCAGTCACCACAAGCACAAGCTTTGCAGGCAGCTATGCAAGCGCATATTAATGAACACCTAGGGTTTGGATATCGGGTTGAAATTGAGAAGCAATTAGGCATGAACCTGCCGCCTCAGAAAGATGCTTCTGGTGAAGATATTAACATGGACCCCGAAGTGGAAGCTCGTTTGGCTCCTCTTCTAGCTCAGGCTGCACAACGTCTGTTGCAAATGAATCAAGCACAAGCTCAGCAACAACAAGCCCAGCAACAAGCACAAGACCCAATGGTGCAAATGCAACAAGCCGAGCTTCAACTTAAGCAGCAAGATTTACAACGTAAGGCGCAGAAAGACCAAATGGACGCCCAGTTAAAACAAGCGCAGCTTCAGATAGACAAAGAGCGCGTAGATAATCAAGCACAAGCAGATGGCGTAAGAATTGGTCTTAAAGCAGAGCATGATCGTAAAGAGTTTGAATCTAAACAAACTTTAGAAGCAATTCGTTTAGGCTCTGAAGCACAAGCCAGACAAAATGATTTAACAGAACGCATGGCTTCAAATATGTCAGGCATACGCAAAGGTAAATAATGGACGCACTGGATATCTTAGTTCAACAGCTAGATGAAAAGGCACAACAACTCAGAGAATATATCGGAGAAGGAAAGTCCGAAACATTTGAAGAGTACAAACGACTTTGTGGCGAGATTAAAGGTCTTCTCGTTGCAAGGGGTTATACCTTAGACCTTAAACAACGCTTGGAGCATTCAGATGAGTGAGATTCTTATTGGTTCAAACCCCAATAATCCACGAGTAGTAGGAACATACAGCAATGAAGAAAAAGCTAGTCAACTTCCAACCCCATCAGGTTGGCATATTCTTTGTGCAATCCCAGAAACTGACAAAGAGTATGAAAGCGGCTTAGTCAAAGCTGATGAAACTATCAGAATTGAAGAGGTTTTAACTACGGTTTTGTTTGTTGTTTCATTAGGACCCGATTGTTATACCGACAAAACACGTTATCCAAACGGTCCTTGGTGCAAAAAAGGTGATTTTATTTTAATTCGTCCAAATGTTGGCTCTAGATTAATTATTCATGGCAAAGAGTTTCGATTAATTAATGAAGATTCGGTTGAAGCAACAGTATTAGACCCTCGCGGCATCAAACGCAAATAAAAGGAGCCACATCATGGCTGAATTTGAAAAGAATGAGTTTAAATTTCCTGATGAGAATGATAATTTCTCTATTGAAATTGAAAATGAAGATGTAAATATTGAAATTGAAGACGATACGCCTGAAGAAGACCGTAATCGTCAACCAATGCCTAAAGAAATAGTAGATAAGCTTGAAAAAGAAGAGCTTGAAAGTTATTCCAGCGAGGTTCGTGAGAAGTTTAAACAGGCAAAGAAGGTCTATCACGACGAAAGGCGTGAAAAAGAAGCTGCTTTGCGTGAGCGGGAAGAGGCTTTAAACGCGACTCAGCGTCTTTTGGCAGAAAACAAGCGCATGAAGTCCATGATTAATAACGGTCAACAAGAATATGTTGATGCCGTTAAGAATTCAACAGAAATGCAGCTAGATAATGCTCGTCGCGCCTATAAAGAGGCTTATGATTCTGGTGACACTGACGCTTTGTTAGAAGCGCAAGAGTTAATCACAAAAACAACAATGCAAATGGAAAGGGTAAATAATTTTAAAGTACCCCCTTTACAAGAGCGTGAAACAGAAGTACAACCTCAACAACAGGTCAATCGTCCTGATCCAAGAGCAATGGCGTGGCAAGAGCGCAATAGCTGGTTTGGTCAAGATGAAGAAATGACAGCCGCAGCTTTAGGTTTACATGAAAAACTTAAACGGAATGGTGTCGTTGTTGGCTCTGATGAATATTATTCCACATTGGACAAAACAATGCGGAAACGATTTTCAGAAAACTTTGATGAACCAGAAGTTAGACCAAAATCAACGACTGTTGTTGCACCGGCAAGCCGAACTACATCTTCAAAAAAGATTAGATTAAAGGCATCCCAAATGAATACCATCAAAAAACTTGGTATTACACCGGAACAATATGTGCGTGAAGTTTTAAAACTGGAGAATTAAAATGGCTGAAAATAAAACACCCCGTGAGTTAGAAACCCGTGCAGTTCAAGAGCGTCCTAAGCAGTGGACTCAACCTGAATTGCTACCTGAACCAGATAAACAGGAAGGTTTTGCTTACCGATGGATTCGTGTTGCAACGCTGAATACACTGGATGCTCGCAATTACTCTGCCAAAATCAGAGAAGGCTGGGAACCGTGTAAGTTAGATGAGCAACCCAAGTTTCAACTGCTAGTCGATCCCAATAGTCGGTTTAAAGACAACATTGAGATTGGCGGATTA